CCAATTTAATAACTTTTTCAAATGCTCCAATAATTTTATGATGAAATTTTTCTCCAAATGCAATTAATCTATCTCCTGATAAACTTTTGAATCCCGGTATTTTGCTTATTAAGTTTACAAATTTTCCTAATAGTCTTGATATTTCGCCGAATGATAAAGCAACTCCAGCCAATGTTAAACCAATAGCTTCTGATTCAGGTGCATCGAGATCTAATTTTTGAATATCTTTTTCAAGATCATCAAAAACATCTTCTAATTCTGCCTCTGTATTTTCTACTAATAGATTTGACAGTTTCATAAGTTATCCCGAGTATTGTTTTCTAATATTATCTTTTAGTTCTAGATAATCTTTTTCCATTTTTTCAACAAATTCTGTAACATCAATTTGACCTACCTCTCCTTGAGCATTTTGCCAATATGTTTCCATTACTTGTGTTTTAAGAACCTCAACTTCTTTATCAGCATCTTTGAACCAGCCTTCTGCATTTGATAGCATAATTTTATTTTCATATTCTTTCCATGCTTCTTCTCCTTGATTCTTGATAGCTCTTTCTTCTTTTAGAACACAATCAAAGCATTTACCACGTTTGAAATAAAATTTATGATTCAATCTCTTTTCATGAGAATGCATATCTTTACCACATTCGGGACATTTATCTGGTACTTTTAATGCATCTCGTACTTGTTTGAGAATTGAATTTTCTGGTTCTCTAGATTTGAAACCATTATGTTGTGTAACGCGCGTTCTTGCTCCAGATATCGGATCTGTTTCTATCCATACTTTAGGACTTCCATCTTCAAATCTTTCTTCAATATCTTCTTCAGATAACTCTTTTTTTGTAGAACCCATAGCAAATGTTTTTCTAGTCTGCGTTTTATGGGTGCCGGCTATCATTTCTTTGACAGCTTTAATGTTTTGTAACTTACTCATACTTATTTTGAATATTTAGCAAGCTGTGTCTTTGTGTTTTGTAATAATTTCATGAGTGAACTTTTATCAAATCCTGCGTTACTTAATATATATGCTAACGCTTTTGCTCTATCAGTATCTTTCAACCCTTGAATATTTTTTAATACTACACCAGCTCTATCAATTTCTACTTGTGAACCTAATTTTGATTTAGCTAAACCACCTTTTATTTTTGACATTTCAAAATCATCTGCTTCTTGTAATGAAGTTCCTGCATCTCCATCATCAACGCCCGCAGTGTAATTTTCCTCTGTTGGCATTTCTGCTTCTGGCTCATCCATTGCTATTCCGCCTGATCTAATCATTTTTGATAATTCATTAGCTACTGATGGATTATCTCCTGATATTGCTTGTACAACTTTATATAATCCTGCAGCTTGTTGTTTAGGTGTTCCTTGTCCTAATGCATTTTTTAACATTTTAACGCCGGCTAATTTTTCTACTTTGCCTAACGACGTACCTACAGCTGCTTTAGGAGCTGCTTCGGAAAGAGATGATTTGATCTGTTTTCTAATCATTTCTCTTAATAGTTTTTCTTTCATAATTTGTCCCTTTTATGGTTTTTATATAAATATGCTATGTTTTACTTATCAATGTTATTTTGTAAAGCCTTTATCCATAGCAAAATTAGCTCTACTAAATTCTACTCTATCTACAAATTTTACTCCATTTCCTATTCTATCAACGGCTACATATCCTTCTGGAGCAGTGACTCTTAAGCCTCCTTTTCCATCGTCTACAAAATGTTTTGTATTGTAGATAGCATTATTATACTTTCTCACAAATATAAGTTTGGCTTCTGATAATAATTTTGATACTTGAAATAAATTTATTATATCTTGTTGTCTTCTTTTGAACATTGTCATTTGTTCTTGACCTGCGGCCATGGCCTTCATTCTACCTTTGTCAGATTTTAGTTTTGCAACTCGTTTATCGATTCTTGTTTCTTTAAACCATTTTTGAAATGCCTTAAATGATACTTTAGGATTATTTACAAATTGACCAGATCTTATTTCATTATTAAGATAAACATTAAGATCTGCAGTAGGAAGATTATCATAATTAACTTTTATCGCATCTGCTTTTTTAATTAGTGATTGAACTTCTTTTGCTTCAGAAACTGTTAATGTAACAACTCCGGTAGTATCTTTAAAGAATGCATCATCAAACCAAACATTTCTATTTTGATTTAATCCACTTACATTGGCTCCAAATTGTGCTCCTGAATCTAATGATTGATATGTTGTATGAAATACTATACCAAATTTCGCAGCTGCTATTTGTTTTCCTAGATCAGAATCTGCTTCAACTGCATATGTTATTGTATTTGGCCTAAATGTTAAATGAGGTTTACCATCTATAGTTGTTGACTTAACCATAGAATCATCAAACATAAAATCTCCTTGTAAAATATTTTTTATACCCAATGAAGGCAAATAATCTAGCGCCTTTTTTAATTTATCGGCCAGGCCTGGAGCTTGTCCGTGATTCATATCTACATCTTCTTTGGTATAGTTAATTTTAGGTACTTTATTAAACACGGACTTTGTTCCTACAAAGAATTTACCATTATCAGGATTGATTCCTACGAACATTGCAGGAGCTCCGTCCCATTTAACAGATGTATTTACTTTTGTATCAGAATTACCAGCTAAATTTTTCAATAATTCTATTAAAAATGATTTGGCTTGTTTATATCCTTTTTCGCCTTGAGTTAAAACAAGTTCTTCCAAATGAGTTAAATGTGTATTGGCCTTTGCTTCTGTAATTAATTTGAATTGGTTTGACCACCAATCTTTTGTTAACAATTGTTCTCTTAATGCATTTGTTTGTTTTCCTAAAACTTCGCCTTTACTTGATTCTATAGAATCTTCTGCTCCTAGGAAATCTAAAAATTTGTACCCTGTTATTTTGGCAACACGATCAATATATTTTTGCCAAATTTTATAAGCAGGATTTCCTTTGTAATTTTTCAAATAATCAGTACCTGCAGGATCTCCACCTTTTACTCCGGTTGGAAAATAAGAAACTGTTAATGGTGGTCCATCTGGATAATATGTGTCATGAACTTCAATTGGATCATCTTTTACAATATAATTAAGAACTTCAAATCCTAATCGTTTAGCCATTTTTTCTGATTTCGATCTATATGTTTTTTGATTTCCATAATAATATCTAGGTCCATCATCTACCATAGCCTTACTTCCAGCTATTGAACTGCCTTCTTTAATAATAAATGATTCAATCATTTCTGTACGTAATGAAGAAAATTTGGTTTGCAACATGTTATAAACTTTAGGATCAAAGAATCCCATTACATCTTTGAATGTTTGAGCATCTGCCGTAGCTAACACTTGTCTTAATGTTGTTCCAGACATTTCACCAAATCCAGGTATTTGAATATCAACATGTGGTGCAACAACTAAATATCCGTGTTGCGTAAATGGTTGTAAATTATTTTTATTAGCTTCATAATATTGAAAATAACTTGGTTCTCCATTCTTTTTTAATCCAACTTTAAATCTTGGATTTTCCATCATATCTTTTTTACCTACAGCAAATAATAATGCAGTCGTTTCTGGATCATATTTACTTGTTAATTCTTGTGCTTGATATGGATTTCGAACTTGAACAACATTTGTTACTCCATGTTTTTTCATTACCATTTGTTTTTCTTTGAAATTTAATGGAGATTTAGGTAATGCAACTTTATCTGATGTTACTACAAAAGTATTTGATTTGCCAAACTTTGAAGCTAATTTTTTATATACTTGTGCATGATGTTGACCCATTGGCTGAAATCTGCCTGGATAAACAACTAATATGGTTTTTACCGGTGATTCCGATAATGCCATTTCTACTATTTGATGTCCTAATGTTTTCATTTTTTTCGCTTTCATTCCTTTATATAAAGATAAGAAATTTTTTTCAAATAGGCAAATCTTTTTATATAAATATTATCTATATTATCTACTCCATTCTGAGTGTAACGGATCTTTCACTTCCACCTGCATCTCTTCCGGCAAATGTTATTGTACCAAATGTTGTTCTTCCATCTCCTTGAGTATACGTAATAGTTAACCCACCAATAGTCATTGAACTTGCACCAGGATTAACTGTAACTACTCTAGACGCTT